GTGCGTAGCTCCTACTACTGTAGTAGTTCCACCAACATAAAGATTACTACCTATTGTTGCATTACTTACAGATATATTACCACCAATAGACATTGTAATACCTGTAAGATTAGAACCATCACCATAATATGCAGATGCACATACCTTACCTTTAATTTGTATATTACCAGATATTGACACATCATCTGATACACCAAATTTACCTGCTACTTGTACTATACTTGTAGATATTTGTAATGCTGAATTAGTTCCATCACCTGATTGTACTTGTAATAAACCAGCACTAACTCCTTCATTACCAGATACTGCTACTTTAAGAAGTTGTTTATAACTTTTTGCTACTAATTTGCCTGTTAAATCACTCATATTGTTTGCCACCATCTATCTTGGGTTGTATCATCCCATGTAAAACCTGATTGTTCCCAAGTTAAGTTTCGACCTGTATCATCTATTCTAGCATTCTTAATAGCAGGGTCTTCTCTTAAACTAGCAGGTTTATTCTGAGGATGATTTTTTAAATCATATGCACCATCAAAACATTGTGGGCATCTTACTGTATCATAACTACTTAACTTCATAACTCTCATAGGATACACAAATCCACATGAGTCACACATTGCTTTTGCTCTTCTATCAGTAGCCATTATACAGCTTTTAGTTTAGGTTTAAAATAAATACTTGCTCTCTCTCTATCTTCATCCATTGCTCTTCCGAGTAATTCTTCATAGTTAGTTTTTAATATTCCAATTTTTGTTTCAGGTACACCATTTCTTTTTAAAGACATGTAGTAAGCTAATCCAGCAGTTAAACAAGGAAGAAATCTAATAGGAGCATCTGCATTTTGTGCATATGATTTATTAATATCTTCTACTTGTCGTATTGCTTCTATATTTAAAATGCCTGTAGAAACATTTGGTACTGGATATAAAAACATAATTGGATTATCTATATTTCTTTTCATTGCAAACTGAGTAGGTCTACCACCTTGAGACTTTTCAGGAAGAACATTATATTCTTCAAAACTTTTTCTTGTTAATTGTGTTTCTGTTCCTGTTGAGTTTATTTTATATGTTACAATTAAAGCATCTAAAGCTGAACCTTCTAAGTTAATAGAAGTTGTACTTGCTGCTACAGTTACTGCAGTTGTAAATGTACTCCATAACAGTATACCACGATTTTGCCAATCATTCAACATTAAATTAATAGAACGTCTAGCAGACTTAGGTTCGTGTCCTAATGTCTGTTCACCACCTATCATCTCAGTAGCTTCTTGTATAATCTCATCTATATCAAGATTAAAGTTATATGTTCCTGAAGTTGCCATTATGCTCTGTTCCTTTTTAATTGTTCTTTAGCTGCTTTAGCTAATTGTGCTTGTTTAGTTTTACCTTGTACTTTAGCTCTTTGTTCTAATACAGTAAGTATTTGTATCTTTCTAGCATAAGGTTTATTAATTCTTTTAACTTTTCTTATAGTTTTCTTAGCATCTTCTACAGTTGCATATTTTATAGATACTGTATCTTTAGGATTCTCATCTGTGTAAAGTCTACGACTTGAACCCTTTGGTTTTTTACCTGTTCCTTTTCTAGGCTCTTTTTTTGACATTCTTCTTTTTTTTCTTAATTATTTTGCCAATAGTATTTGCTTGTCTTTTATGCATTTTAGATGCACCAAGTAATTCTTTTTTAATTTTTTTAAGTTTTATTGCCATGTTTTTCTCTTTTTGTTGTTGTAAACAAATATATAATATTTGATTATTCATAACACACCTCCTAATTAAAGTTAGTGCGTTTCTTCAGTTACCCTACTTCCAACTCTTACAAGTCAAACGATTATGTTTTTACCATAGTAGGCTTACCACCTACACCTTGTGCTTTAGCTCTCTTTCTTTTTACTGCTGAATTTTTTTGAGACTTTGACATACTTTGTGCTTTTGCTAAAGGAACACACTTAGGATATTTACGTTTAGTTTTTTTAGTAGACTTTCTACCACAAGGTTGATACTTACCATTTTTTTTTGGTGCTCCTATATCTACCCATTTTTCATCTACCCACTTACGTAAACCACCACCAGTGCTAGCTCTTTTAACTTTAAGTTTCTTTTTCTTTTTAGTTTTCTTTTTACCACCAGGTTTTACTTTACCACTACATACTGCTGATGCATACATATTAGCATAAGCTGATGGATAAACATCAAACTTTCGTTTAGCTGCTGCTTTACCTTTTGCACAAAGTTTAGCCATAGTTATTTCTTTTTAGCTTTAGTTCCAAATCTTCTATTTAATGTTCTTGGACTACCAGGAATTTTAGGACCTCCCATAGCACTAGTTCCTTTTGACATATACTTACTTTTCATTCCTGAACCTTTTGACATATATTTACTTTTCATCATCTTTATTCTCCTTATATAAATTATTAAATGTTATTTCTGGGTCTGTATAACTATCGTGTATTTCTGCTGCATGAATATGTTGGCTTGGTCTAAAGTCTGGTGCACCTTCACCTGTTACCCATAAAGCAGGACTTGTTGCTCTAACTCTATTATTAGGTAAAGATATTATATTACCTGTCCACTTACCTGCATCAATTAATTGTATTACATGGTTTTGTTTATGTTGTGCTGGACAATCACTTATATCACTATCTGTAAAGTCAACTGTAAACATATACTTACCTTTATAAAATTCATTATCTATCTTACACATCCAAGGACTTGCTGTTAATAAATCAAGCTTTACTACAGTATGTGTTCTTGATGAGCAATCCCAAGGTTGTGCTAAATGTGTATCCATTCTTTCTGGAGCTTCATCTAGTATTTCATCTGCTACTAATGCTGTAATTGGCATCCTTGCCCACATTGCACCACCATGTATATTATCTTCTTCATCTATACCAGTAAACATAACTTGAAAAGATAAACATCTATCTGGTATTGTATTAACTGCAAATGCTATTCCATGTAAAAATTCACCATGATATTTCAAATGATTGTGTGTAAATTCTTTACGTACCCAACATTTAAAGTGGGGAATATTACTTATTAAATATGACAGTTAGCACCTCCATCTTTTTCTTGCTTGTCTTAATCTTGAATTAGGGTCTTTAGCTGCTTTAGGAAACTTTTTCATTTGTCCTGCAGACCTAGCACAATAACTCTTTCTTCTTTTAGCCCTACTACCTGTAGGTTTACTTTCAGTTACTGCTGTTTTTAATTTACTACCAGGATTATTTCTTCTATATTTTGCTACACCTTTTGCTGAAAGACCTGCTCCTTGTTTGGTGGGTCGTTTATCTCCCTTACCAATAGTCATGCCTTTCATGCCTGTACCTTTTTTCTTCTTTTTCTTTTCTTTAGGCATTATTTTTGTGATGTATACTTTATAGGTTCTTCTTTTACTTGAGCTTCTATAGGTCCTCTAACTCCAGGTCCTTTTCTAGCTGCACCATAACCTTGTCCAGTAGGTTTACTACTTGTATCATGACCAGTAGATTGATTAATAGTTCTTGCATTTGCTCCTACTATTAGAGTACTAGTTTTTATTTGCATTTCTTTTTCCCTTTCTTTTTTTTATTTTTCTTTTTATTATTTACTTTTGTTATTTGTTGTACTACATTTACTCTACTGATAGTCATTAGTTAGCTCCTTGAATTATTGTATTAGGTCCTCCTGCAGGACTTGCTGCTGTTTGCATATCATCTTGTCTCATTCTTCTTGCTTGGTTACGTAAAGCATCTATTGAGTTTTTATACTTAGCTTCCCATGTAGAAACCATTTGTAAATCTTTTATAAAATAATTAGCTTCAATCATAGTTGCAGCAAACAAAGCATTATAACAAAACTCACTAAAGTAATTAGAAGTTGTTACACTTGTGCCTGTTGCACTAGCTAATGCTAAAGGTCTTCTTGTATATTGAATTTCACCAGACAAAACTGATGTAGGGGTAGGAACTATATGAATAGCTGTGTTTGTTTTACGTGCATAGTATTGAGGAACACCAGTAGATGTTTTTATTCTCCAATAATCTAAAGTATATTCGTAGGTTCTTTGTAATAGATTTATTACAGAACCACTTGGATTTGCATCAGTAGATACACTTGTAGTAAAGTTTACATTACGTATAACTAAAGCATCATTAGGTAAACTAACAATAGGATTAGCAGCTGTAAAAGAAAAAGTATCATAGTTATCTAAACCAGGGTCGTCTAATTCTTTAACTAATCTATCTTCTGATTTCTCTATAAGAAAAGGTATTTGATTCTCAAACTCTATAGAATCATTTTCTATTGTGTTTATTATATCAGTCTTTAAAAAAGAATAGGATGGCATCTAGTTATCCTGTTATTAAAGTTACACTACCTGCATTTGGTGTAGAGATAGTAACTGTTGCACTACAAAGTACACCCATTTCTCCAAAGTACATATCTGATTCTGCACTTGCAGGAACTTCGTAAGTTATTACTGCTCCTGTTTTATCTCCAATAGCTATTACTCCTGCTATAGTAGAATAAGAATGAACTCCTAATACTCTAGTTCTTCCGTTAGTAGCAATGATAACTCCATCTCCACCTCTTTTATTAACTGTTCTTATATTTGTAGCCATGTTGTTTCCTTAAAGTAGGAAGGGTACGTTAATACCCTCCCTAGTTATTAATGGTTAAGCACCTTGATTACCAAACCAACTTCTCCAATCAGACACACCGAAAGAATATCTTTCTCTTGCCTTAAATCGTAAGTTGCCAGTATCGAAATCAGGTTCCATCTTAGTTTGTAAAGGTGTTCTATTGAACATCTTTGAACCATTAGGAACATCAGTTTTTATGAACCATGCATTTAAGTCTGTAAATCTTCTATTAGTAAAGTATCCACTTGGGAAAACTCCTAAGTTTCTTACAGAGTTTAAGTCATTGTCTGCACTACCCACAATACCTGGTGTATTTAATAATACATCAGCAGTAAACTGTAAGTCTACTGGTACGTGTATAGATACAGCAGAAGAACCAATTAAGATACCTCTGTCATCTTTAAACTTTTGAATTGCAATTACTGCAGCTTCTAAAGTTCCTTCAGCAATAGCTGCTGCTGTACTTGTATTACTTTGGTTTCCATCTCCAACAGTTGGATGTGCAGCATTAAATAAACTTACTCCATCTCCTTGTGCTGTAGCAAAACCTTCGTTATAAAGTTTAGCAGCTTTTACTTGTTTAGTATTAGCCATAGCTCTTGCTAATCCTTTTGCTCTTAACTTTGCAAAAGTATCATAAAGGTTATCTTCCATTGCTTCTTCAGTAATCGCAAATGCTAAAGCTATAGTCTCGTTTGTATATCGAGATACATAACTTTCGCCTGCGTCATCATAAACAACAGCAGCTCCTTCTTGTTTAGTTGGAGCAGTACCAAATCCTGTAAAGAGGACTTCCTCTTCAAAAGACCTATCTGAATTTTCTACTTCATATAGTGGTTCATGCTCA